TTAAAGAAGAGGTTAAGAAGCCCTCTACCAAGAAAGGTAAGAAGAAGAATACCAATAAGACAGTAAATAAAGACTAGAGAGAGAGGAACAGCACATGACAGTAATAGTAGTTGAAGATGGCACAGTTGTTACAGGAGCTAATAGCTATGTTACTGAAGCAGAGCTGACAGCATATGCTACAGCACGTAACGTAACGCTCACAGGAGCCACTGACGAGCTTATAGTGCAAGCAATGGACTACATTGAGGGCCTGAGTTATATCGGCGTGAAGAGCACCTCAGCTCAGCCTCTACAGTTCCCTAGATATAACGTAGTAGTGGATGGCTATCTAATAGAGACAGCAACAATCCTACAGATACTTAAAGATGGTCAGATGGAAGCAGCGATTGCAGTAGATGCTGGCAATGACCCCTTAGCCAATGTCACTAGACAGACTAAGAAAGAGAAGGTTGACGTACTTGAAGTTGAGTACATGGATAACGCAGTAAGTAACACAATTGTTAAGAAGATAAGTACGAAGTTACGCAAGCTACTAGTTAATAGTAACGGAGGCATAAGCTTCCCAGTTACGAGAGGGTAAGATATGGGAGCATTTAGCACAGGCATGGCCAGCACGGCCCTTAGCTTGCTCACTAAGTTCGGTGAGACAGTTAGCTTCACTAACGCAGTGCAAGGGACTTATAGTCCTACCACGGGTACCACAGGGGCCTCTACGGACACAGTATTCACAGGCTACGGTTTCCCTACCGGCTTCAGTGCTGTAGAGCTAGCTCAAGAGGAAGTGTTAGTAAAGGATGTTAAGTTAATCGTTAACAAGACATCACAGAGACCAGCCGTGGATGACACGGTAACATTCAGTTCAGTAACGTATAGGGTATTAGATGTCCAAGAGGTTAAGGCTCAAGGAGCTGATATCATTTATATCTTGCAAGTCAGGGTTTAAGGATATGTCATTAGATAAGAAGTTCCTGAAAGAGTGGAACGAAGCAGTGAAGAAGATACAGAAGGCAGGAGACAAGACAGTACGTGCAGCAGCATTACAACTGTTCTCAGTCATCATTAAGCGTACACCGGTAGGTAACCCAGGACTATGGAAGGGAGATGCTACGGCAGGATATACGGGGGGCAGCCTACGAGGTAACTGGCAGACTACTATCGGTAGCCCTGCTAACACTAGATTAAATAGTAAGGATAAACTAGGCAGTGCTACTCTAGGCAAGGCTAATAGAGCAGTGGCAGGGTACGATAGTGGCAACAGTATCTTCTTTACTAATAACTTACCATATGCTCACAGTGTTGAGTATGGGTGGTCATCACAGGCTCCGGTAGGAATGGTAAGAGTTAGCGTATCTTCATTCACACAATATATAGATAAAGCAGCGAGAGAGAATAGGATATAACATTATGGGCGTATTTAGCGATATACAAGCAGCATTAGACACGAGGCTTAGTACGGTAGCTGGACTACCAGCAGTAGCGTGGGAGAATGTACACTATAAGCCCTCGGAGGGTACTCCCTATGTCAGGCCTACCAACATAGCTGGAGATAGTACATTAGATACTATGGCTAGGCAGCAGATGAACATAGGTATCTACCAAGTAGACCTATTCTACCCTACCTCGAATGGTACAGGTACTATGTTAGCTATGTTAGATACTATATACGATCACTTTAAAGCTGATAATGAATTAGTAGAGAACACTACAAAGGTAATAGTTAGAAGTATAGGACGGACAAGAGTAGATAGAGAGGGTTCATGGTCTACTGCAGGTATTGAGATAGCATACGTTAGTTACGCTACTTAGTAGGGGGGTGTATCCCTGGCCTATAACTAGAGGGTATCACACCTTAGGGTACTTGTCAACCCTGATTACGAACAATCAATGACATACAATATAAAATAGTAGTTTCTTTACAAATTAGGAGAAGAACAGAATGGCAGTATTAGACGCCCAAGCGGCGATAGTAAAAATAGACAATGTGTCTACAGTAGCAACAGTTATTGGGGGAGTTAAGTCCTTCGGTTTCGGTGACGGGGCAGCAGCTGACATTGATATCACAACTCTAGCGAGTACAGCTAAAGAGTATCGTCAAGGTCTTCAAGACAATGGTGACTTAACTTTAGAGCTTAACAGAGACCCTTCAGATGCTGGACAAGTTGTATTGTTAGAGGCTAGGGCAGCTCAAGCAACACGTGAAGTAAGTATTACTTTGGCTTCTGGTGATATAGCAACCTTCAATGCATATGTTAAGTCAGTTAGTACTGATGGTGCAGTAGATGATGTTATCACAGGTACAGCAGGACTTAAGATTACTGGCGACATCGTTTGGTCATAAGACTAGTGGCGGCCCGAGAGATTCGGGCTCAACGCTTAGACGAATGCAACAGATGCCCTGAGTTATCAGAGAATAAGAAGACATGTAACGCATGCGGATGCTTGGTTAGGTTCAAAGCTACAATTGAGAGGGCCAAGTGCCCCAAAGGAAAGTGGAAATGACAATGCTAACTAGAGAACAGATACTAGATGCGGACGATAAGAAGACAAAGACAGTCAGTGTCCCAGAGTGGGGTGGTGATGTAATGGTGTCAACAATGACAGGATTCGCTAGAGATAGATTTGAATCAGCTGTTGTAGGAGCCAAAGGTGGGATTAACACTGTTAATATACGTGCCAAGCTAGTAGCGGCAACAGTAGTAAGCGATACAGGCGAACTAATATTCAGTGAGAAAGATATAACAAAGCTAGGACAGAAGAGTGCTGCAGGCCTAGACAGAGTATTTACAGCAGCTCAAGAATTGAACAAGTTCTCAGACGATGATGTAGAGGATTTAGCAAAAAACTAATGAGCCGTCCATTCCGTAGGTATTGTTTTACTTTAGGAATAAAGCTAGGTAAGTCCCTTAAGGAGATTATGGAACTTGACTCTAGCGAGATAATGGAGTGGATGGCATACGACCTAAGCGAAACCGAAGGCTTCTACGAGAAGTGGGAAGTTGAGAAGACGAAAGACCTCACCCATGAACAACAGGCTGAGATGTTCAAAGCATTGTTAGGTAAAAGATAGAAAGATATAACAGAAGGTAACATATGGCGACAATAGCAAATCTGATAGTTGAGATATCAGCAAAGGGCACTAAGCTAGCCCGAGGACTCAAGAAGAGCCTTAAATCAGTAGGGGCATTCGCAGCGAAAGTAGGAAAGACCTTCGCTAAGCTTGGTGGGGTAATGGCCGCAGCCTTTGCAGGTGCCGGTATAGCAGTGGTAGCTATTATAAATAGTCAAGCCGCAGCTATCGATAATCTAGCGAAGAAGTCCTCAGCCTTAGGTATTACTGTTGAAGCCTTGCAGCGTATGAAGTTCGCAGCGGAGCAGAGCGGCGTTGAAATGGCTAGTCTAACAAATGCATTTAGACGGTTAGCTCGTGGTGTTGGTGAAGCTAAAATGGGTATGGGCCCAGCTAAGAAAGCACTAGAGGCTATTGGCCTATCTGCTGATAAGCTATCTAAGATGACGCTAGACGAGCAGTTTAAGACTGTTGCGGAAGCACTCAGACAAGTCAAGGACAGAGCTACCCAAGGAGCATTAGCATCACAGATCTTCGGTAGAGACTGGTTGCCAGTACTCAATCTAGTTAACGCTGACATAGTTAAGCTAGGCAAAGAGTTCGATAGCTTCGGAATAGGCATCACACAATCACAAGCTAAGGCAGTTGAGAGCTTTAATGACTCCAAGAACGTACTAAGTACTATCTTTGATGGGTTCCTTAAGCAAGTCACAGCATTTGTCGCCCCTGCATTCGATAACATAATTAAGAAGGTCATCGCTACTGTCAAAGGTATGGGGGGGCTGAAGGAAGTAGCTAAGCTAGCAGCACTTGGAATTGTTGACCTTACCATAGGTACTGTTGACGGCATGATAGCGGTTGGCAAAGGTATAGATAGAGCTATTCTAGGGTTTAAGAACCTACAACTTGCCGCAGCCAAGTCAATCGGCTTCCTAAGCTTCCTTAAAGATAACTTCGGTAGAGGGTTCCTAGGTAAAGAGGACTTCTCAGGTGCTCAGAATGTATTAAAGATAGAGAAAGAGATATTTGCACTCAAGAAGAAACAGCAAGGTGGTTCGTCATTGTCAGGTGTACGTGGAGCCTTACAAGAGTCAAGGAAACAACTCACTAACCCTAAGATTGAGATAAGCGTGAGAACAGAAGAAGGTGTCATTGTTGACAGAGTAACTAAGTCAGATAAGTTTGATCTGGTTGTAGAACAGAAACTAGCGGAAAGCATGAAAGTAGCCGCACGACAAATAGCGAGGTAGGAACAGATGGCATTATCAGATTTAACATTCAAGTTATACACAGACTCAGGGCTAACTACCTTGTTCTCTGGCTTGTTTCAGCTTACGCATGAGACAGACTTGAGTGATAACCCCCAGGACTTCCAGTTATGGTTCGGTAGCAATACTTCTAGCCGTACCTTAGAAGCTACATCTAACCCAGGTGTGGACCAGATATCACTAACCCCTACAGATATACTTCCCACATGGGTAACACTGACAGCGTACACAACAGCCAACAGCGTACAGCCAACGAGTGCTAACGGTAATCGATACCAATGTACTACAGCAGGTACAACGGCTGCTAGTGAGCCTACATGGCCTACCAGTGGCATAGGTAGCACAGTTACTGATGGTACGGTGGTGTGGACCTTGATTGGTGCTAAGCACGAAGAAGCTGAAGTTAAGCTAGCGCTTACAGCAGCAGGATTACCAGGGGCTACAGGAGGAGCAGCACTTGACATAGGCGCGTCACTTACATCCGGTGTTGGTAATGCTATTGAAGTCAATATACGTATTACTAATGCTGTTGTAACAGTAGCTGATAATACAGGTACGCCAGCACTAGCGGTTAACATTAATGAAGTAGAGGAGACATAGGACATGGGAACAAGACTATATACCAATAACTATGGCTCTACTATTGACGGAGCTATCACAGACGTAGCAACTACTATTGTTGTGACGAGTGCGTCGGGATTACCGACTATCTCAGGTACTGACACATACAGATTAACACTAGATGATGGGGCGGGTAATGTTGAGGTTGTTGAGGTAACAGCAGCTACAACTGTAACTCTTACCGTTACACGAGGTGTTGATGGTACATCCGGCCTAGCCTTTGCTGACCTAGTACCTATCGAG